TTGACCGTACATGATGAACTATGCTTCAACATCAAAAAACAAGAAGAAGTAGAGAAAATTAAGGACATTATGTCTAATTGTGTCCCAGATTTAAAAATACCCTTTGAAGTGGACGCAGAATTAGGCGAAAACTGGGGAGAAGTCGGCTAACCTACCTATCATAATCGTAGAAAAACAAAGGTATTTCTAGGGTATAATCACACACAGACATATCGTTTCGGCTCTGTGTGGCGATCTGAGAGCCTAATTTTTTCGAACAGGCTTACAATATGCAGTAATTTTAGCTGTTTTGCCATCTAGCAGTGGAACATCGGGTTGATTGTTCAAACGTCTAGCAAAATACAAACAAGTATTAATATTTTCAAATCTTTGTGTCTGATCTACCACTCTTTCGTTGAGCATAAAGATCAGAAGAAACTCTATCATTCATCTTTTGCCTTCCAAAAGTATTCATCTGTATCTCCGAGTCTGAACTTTTGTCCATTCTCAACTTGATATATTTCTGTGCTAACTTTGAAGTCTGGTTGCAATGGTTTATCTGGCGTAAGTGAATTATCGTAAACACGCATTCTATTGTTTGGATACAAACAAAACTGTCCGTTTTCTAGTTCTATTATGTTATGTGATTTATGCTCGGCTGGTTTTTCACTCGTAGAATAATCTATTGCATTTATATCTTCGTGATAATTATCAAGAGTACATACATACGATCCTTTCAAGATACCATGATCTCTTGTATAAACTTCAAAGTCCATAGTTCCTATGAATTGTTTGCTAACTGCCACCACCCCATAATCCATGCAATTCCAAAACTGGAGATTATAAAGATCCATATCTGGAGTTGGGGTCTGTGGTTTAACAGTAAAAGCACTAATAGGTAGTTTATCGTAAAGAGCACCATAGTCAGGGAGATAAGTTTCAAAATAAAAAGCTCTACCTGGAATAGACTTTGCTGTAATCCAAACACCTTTTACAAACTCCCCATGTCCATCTGCTCCATCTCTTAAATATTCTTTTCGTACCCATACATCTATGGAAGGTAAATTAACAACTAATGTAGACATTATGACTTTGGATTCTTCTTTCTTGCTTTTTTGGTTCTTGGATATGATCTGTTCTTGGAAGCAGATACGACTTTCAATTTACTTTTTTTATTTAAAGCATTACCACCAACATGATGCACATCTTTACCATCGCCCTTTTTGACTTTACCCTGACGCATCATTTTTCTACGAGCTAAGTTTCTATTTGCTCGTTTCTTTCTGCGAGATTTGGGTTCAATTTCATATTCTCGTTGATAGTTTCTTTTTCTTGACACTACTCTATACCTTTTGAGTATCCACCTGCTCTTGTGTATGTTAACACACTTTTTCTATTTGCAATATCGTTAACGTAAGAAACATGCACCCATCCAGAGTTTGGCTCTTTACCATCCCAACACTCTAATATTAACTGATCGAAATTTAAATTTTTCTCAATGTACTTTGCTAAATCATAGTTACTAACACCAAATATTTCTATATCTGCCGCTTCTCCGTCACAATGCTGCGAGGTAGGTTTTGAGCCAATCGCTTCACACAAGGCAGGACTGCGATACCCAGAGTTAATCATGATTGGTTTACCAAAAGCAGATCTGACTCTTTCTAATACATTAAAACACAAAGATTCCATAGCTTTTATATGAATTTCATTTGGACTGTTTTCTATACCTTTTCTTTCTGCTGTTTGTGATTTGGTAAATTCTGTTAATGAAAAATTATCTGATAGTTTCATCCTATGTTCCTTTGTTGTCTTTCTGCAATGATTCGATCATTGGGATTTAGTAGCGTGGCTAATCTTGTGTTTATATCTCTTGCCACAGGTGATACTTGAGGAGTGCTTACTACAGGAGATGTAGGCACATTTGTTGTTACAGGTTCTGATTTCTGGACAGGCACATTTGTTGTTAGTTCTGAAACTTCTTCTGTTTCTTCTGTTTCTTCTACAGGATCTAAAGATATGTTTAAAGATTGTTGAAACAAGTTTCTTATTTCATTGATTGGAAACTCATGATTGTTTCTTCTAGCTGTGATGATGGCATCACGACTTGGGAAAAAAGGTATGTATCTATTGTTAATTATAGAACCAAGTTCTTTATTGCCGATATTTTCTTCTTTAAAAACTTTTAATATTTCTTGTCTTGAAGCTCCTAGCCTTTCTAAATCAAGATAATCTTGTCTCATTTTCCTAAAAGCTCTAAGTCTTGCTTGGTTTGCTCTTTGATAAGCATCAATTAAAGCTTCTGGTGTTGTAACGGACTTATCTACTTCTCTATTAAATAGAGTAGCTGCTGTGGATCGTGAAGATTTAAATTCATTTGCTTTAAATCTACCTAATCTTTTTGTGTCATAAGATTGAGTATTTAATCCAGTAACTGCTCTTAATAATTCACCTGATGTTGTGTACTCTCTTCCCGTACTAGGTTCTTTTCCAAGATCTCCTACACCTCTAGCAAATCTACCAAATTCTAAATCATTAAAATTAGATCCTGTAGGAACTCTAAATGGTGATGCTCCTGGTGTAATTCCTTCTAACACATGCACAAAAGATTTAGCTAGTTGATCTCCAAAAGTTTCAACATCTTTATATACCTTTGCTCCTGATACTGTTTCTCCTCCACGACCATACATAGTTTTAGGTAACACATCATTTAATCGTGCTGTGATAATTGATTCTGAAAGAAACGGTTCAAAGAAAGTAGAGATAGCTTCAAACCCAGCTAATCTTGCTCTTTCAACTGCACCTTTGTCTAATTTACCTGTGTTATCTAAACTTCTGAGAAGACCAGTAAATGGTCGGATGAGTGTGTCATATGGATTGGTATGACTAAAATCAATAACTTCCATGTGACCATTCTTATCTTTACCAACAGGCAATAATGTAGAAGCTCTTTGAAAAGGTGCAGACATGTTTTGAATGGCTTGCATTGTATCTTCGTCAGTTTCGGTTAAATTCATGGCTAGTTCTCTAACGGCTATAGGTAAAGCTATGAAAGTTCCCAAAGAACCCATTAATCTTCTCATTCCAATCTGTCTTACTTCTGGTATAGAACTACTTAATTCTTTCATGGCAACGTCTAGTGTATTGAAACCAGTTCTAATTATTTCAGCGGGAAAAGATATGAAGTTACCAACAGGTAATTTTCTTAAATTTTGTATAACTTCGGATGTTAAATCATAATTTGGAACTAAATTTCTAACTCTGTCTCCAGCGAAATCTTCCATCTTTTGACCTTGAAGCCAATCATCATCAAACTCTTTTGCTAATCTTTTTGCTTCTTCTGCATTGCCTTTGGCTTTTGCTAAATGTTTTGCTCTAGCAGTTCTTAATTTATTTAATTCAAACTCATAATTGTATATTTTCCATACGTCATCACCACCCTTGTACATGTTTTCTACAATAGTGGCTCCTTTTTTAATTCCTTTTTCAATGCTTCCTGTCCAGTTACCAGTTAAATTTGAAGCTTTGATTCTTTTCAATAACACAGGATCAACCTTTGAACCATATCTACTAACATCTGTTGCATCAGCAACCGGGGTTCGTGTATCGGCAAGATCTCTATCTGTTCTTAGCGTTCTCATATCAACGCCTTCTTCTTCGTAACCTATACCTTTTCGAATATTTGACTGAAGTTCTCGAAGTTCTGCCTGACTACCTATGATTCCTCTTCGTTGAAGATCAACTAAATATTCTAAGTCATCACCTTTATATCGTTGTAATATATCACTATATACTTTACCGAAAGATTCACGAACATTTGCACCACGACCCACATTACCTTGTGCAACTGCAAACAAACTAGCAGAAACTACGTTTCTAACTTGTGTTATCGGAGATAAAATAGTTTTAGCGTACTGAGAATATCCCTTTAGTTTTAGGAACCCACCATAGATAGCTCTAGCTACTCTTGCAGTGTCATTCATATCTCCCATAACAATATGAGACATTGATTTCCACATAACAGAAGGCATGGCTATACCGTGCATAGCACCATAAGGAGTTTCACCTATAGCCACTTCATCTATTTGATTTTTAACTAAACTAGATTTTCCTAAAATGTAAGATTGTGCTCCTTTTGGAGTTTTTATAAATCGTTGAGCTACACCTGCACCCTCTGTATTTTCAAAAATGGAGTTTTTACCTTTAGCTGCAATGTCTGCGTCCACGACTTTTCTAAATTGAGTGTAAAAATTATCAACACCTTTAAACTGAGCCATTTGAGCTATCGTACTAACATAGGCTTCTCTAGGATTTTTTATCTCACCATAGATAGCTTTTAATGTTGGAAGATCTATCTTTCTTTTGTTTAAAACACTCATGGGTATTTTTTGAAGAGGTGCTCTATAAGTGTTACCAATTCCTCTTAATGCAGCTTTTTGTTGAGACTTTCTGTTGTCAAAAACAAGATCAATATATCTTCTAACCTGTGCTACAGTTGGTGCTACTTCTCCTTGATAATCAAAATCTTCTACAAGTTTTACATCTTTTGGATCAGGTTCTAATCCTTGTCTTCTTGCACTAGCTATTCTTGTTTTAGCTAATTCAGATCGTTCATTAAAAGTTTTGACCATGTGTCCTCTCATATTGGTCATAACTTCTGCACTAATCCTTACAGGTTCTCCTCCTGTTGTATCCATGCCTCTGGTAAACATGTCTGTCACTTGTTTAACCATATCATCAGTTTTTTTGTAATTACTATCTTCTAAAATTCTATATCGTCTAACTAGAAAACCAGAAGTTGTGCCATCGTCTTGCATAATACTTTTTTGAAGAGCATCAATAACATCATCTTTTATCAGAACATTTTGATTTCTTTTTTGTTCTAACCATTGTTCTGCTTTACTAAGTCCAGATTCGGGATCTCCTGTAAAAGACTTAGGTATGCTTTTCTTTATGTCACTAATAGTGGGTAAGTTTCTAACAGTGCTAGAATTTAAAATATCTTTAGCAAGTCCATCCTTTAGCCTCACCATCTCTTTCATAGGTTTTAATAGTTCTTTTGGTAATCCGATTTCAGCAAATTTAGCAAAATCTGGCGTAACTAAATTAATATTTTTTGTTACAGCTTCATTGCCATTAAAAAACTCATACATTGTGTTTAATATTTTTTTCTTCGTTAATTCTGTTTGCTCCAAATACTCTGGTTTTTTGAGTATCGTATCTATTTCTTTTTCTAAACTTTTGAACTTACCTTCAGCTTCTTTTAAAAAAGACTCTATCAATGGATTTATTAAGGTAGATTCTTTAGCTATGTCTATTCTTTCAAAAACAGGATCCACACCCTCTATATCAATAGATTTTGATTCTATTTGATACATATCTCTAAGAATGTTTCTTTCTTTTTCTACAAAAAACTGTTGTTGTTTATTTAAATCAGTAAATTTTGCTGCATCTATTTCGGGATCTAACTTGTTTTTCTTTTTCTCTAATGTTTTCCATTCCTTAGTTTTCATAGCGGATACAAGACCTTCGTCTTTTATAAATTGATCTGCTTCCTTAAAACTATTAAATTGTAGTTCGGTTTCTGTTGGCTTACCTTCTGCATCTAGTTTGGTGGTGTCATCTATCTTAAAAGATTCTCCTAAATTTTCTTTTCTTTTACTTTGTAGAAAGTAAATTTTTTCCTGACCTTTTGTTTGCACTGTAAGTGCTCTAGGTAAATATCCTGCTGAAGTTAACATTGTGCTTGTTGTTGCTACAAACTTATCAAATCCAGATGGGTCGGCATCAAAAGTTTTCACTCTTTCTTGAGCTTCATTTATTCTTCTTCCTATAGCACCTGTTATTTTGTTAACTGGAGCAGCGATTAATTCACCAGCACTGGTTTCTGTAAAAGGTATTTTAGATGTTGATGCTTTTACAAAAGCAGTTCCAAGAGCACTTAAAGCAGGAGGCAATCCACCTGCTAGTGCTCCACCTTCGACAAACATTGATAGTCTGTTAGATAGTCTTCTTGCAGCGTCCTCGGACCCTGATGCACCAACATCGTACTTATCTGTTGTTGTTGGGCCAGACTCAAAAAAGTCACCAATGGACTGTGTGCCGTCAGTCGTAACTACAGCATCAGCAAGACCTGCTGCTACTATCTGCTGACTTGCCAAAGCAACTTTTTGTGCTTTTGTTAATTCTGTTTGTTTTTTGTATTTGTTATATTTAGCAGCTTTACCAAAACCACCAACTTTTTTACCTCGACTAAACTGTTTAGCCATTTTACCAAACTTAGAAACTTTACTAACTGCTGATGCAGCGGCTAATCCAGGCACTCCAAACTGAACTATACCTTCAGCAAAAGTACCAGCTGCACCTTCTGGATCTATACCTAAAGACTCTTTAAATTCTTCTACTGAATCATGCACTGTCTTGGCGTAAGATGTGTCGGCTCCTAGGTCTATGAGTTCTGCACCGAGTTCCACGACACCTGTAGGTATGTTAATAAGACCTGATACAATACCTTCAGCAGTTTCTGCTAAAAAGCCTTCGTAAGTATCTGCTTCATTTTTTTTATCTTCAGCCTCTAATACCTCTTTATCAACTTCTTGTGTTGTTGTAGTGTCTTGCTGTTCTGTTGAAAGAGAGTCTAAATAATTCTTTGCGGCTATTGCTGCCTCTTCTGGAGTATCTGCTTCAACCTCTATTGTCTGACCATTAGGTAGTTGTACGCTTATAGCCATCATTCATCTCCAGGTTTAATTATATTACCTGTTTTGTCTATTCTAATTGTTTGTGTTGAACTTTTTTTAAAATTATTCAACCAGTTCTGTTTTAAATCTTCTTCTCTTTTTTTCAACGAAAGATTTTCACCTGTTTGTGGATCTATTTGATCTTGTATATCTGGTTTTAAAGCACCAAATCTTTTAGCATACCCACCTTCTATCCACAACAGTGTTGCAGCTTTTGCTTGATCTGGACTATCGAATGTTACACCCATGTAAGTATTAGTTTTCATTGCAGTATCAACACTGTGCATTAGATCTGTCATCTTGCCTTGATATTTACCACTTAACCAAAGCTCATTTATCTTATTACCTAATGGTGTAAGTGTAACTCCACCTTCTCCTCTTTCAAAAGCTTCTCTATCAAAGGTGGCATATTTGTCACCCATTGTTAATATTTTAACGGCTTCGTCAGATATCAAGCCTTGAGATATCTTTGCGTTAAGATTCTTTTCAAATTGCTTCTTAGCTTCTTCTTTATACTTTTGATCAGAATTAAATTTTTGAACATTCAGAGCAAAAGTTTTTTCAGACAGTCCTATGTCTTTCATTGTTTTATACAAACTTAATTCATAAGTTGTAGCTCGATAAGCATCGTTTATTTTATCTCTTTCTCTTTGATAAGCTTGATTTGATTCAAACTGAGCCTGATTCTGTTCTGCTCTCATCAAGGCAGTTTGATATTGAAGATTTAATGTTCTTTCAGCAACTTCAGCAGATTTTTTATCACTTAAAAGTTTGTATTTTAAATTTACTAAAGTTTTATTATCTTCTCTTTCGTTTTCATTTATTTGATTTATATCTTTACCATAAGATTCAACACCAAATTGCAGACCTTTTGCGATGTTTGTTAGTGCGTTAGAACTTTCTCCTGCTGCTGTAGCTAGTCCAGCTTTTATCATACTCATCCAAAAAGCTGTGTGACGGTCTTTATCATATCTTGCATTGTCTTCAAGACCAGCAATCTTTCTAGCTTCTTTGTCCACATCTTCAAGAGTAATATTCTTACCCTTTTTCTTCATTATAGAATCTATTTTATCAATTCTTTTTGTAAAATCTATTCCAACTTTAGGTGCTTGTTGCGGATTATTTATTTTTGCCTCGAGATCTTGTTGTTTCTTTGTTAAGTTCTGTAAATTTGGTTCCATTACATTTGGAGCAACAAATGTGTCTGGGACATCTTCTTGCTTAGAATCTTCTGCTTCTTTCTTCTTTAATTCATTACCTTTTTTATTAACTTCATTAATTTCATCAGCCATTGTGCTACCTTGAGTAACATCAGAAGGTATAAATTCATCAGAAGTAGTTTTTTGTGCTTTCTCTTTTTCTTCAACTAATTTATTAAAAAGATCAGGATCTCCTTCTATTTCTTTTTTTTGTTTGTCTTTTAGTAATTGTTCAACAACAGGAGATTCTAATTTAGATTTAAAGTATCCAGTTTTTGAATCATAATCAAGATCAGGATTAGTTATTAAAATATTTTTTATTCTGCCTTTAAAAGGAGTTAAATTAGGATTATTATATCCTCCAACTGGCAGTCTACTATTTATTTCTGCTGCTTTTGTTTGAGCCTCTCTACTCTTGTTGGATAAAACATTTTCTTTGTATTGCTCTAATGCTGTCAATCTATTCTGAGCTTTACTGTCTCTTGTTAATCCTAGTTGATCTAAAATACCACCATCCTGATAACCTTTAACCTCTCCACCATTAGCAAATCTTTGTTGCACTGCACCCATCAACTCTGGCGATGATGCAAGAATACCCATCGCTTGATTTGGATTCATCGGTTGACGAAACATTCTTCTTTTTAGCGGATCATTCATTTACTATCTCCCAAAACCTAGACCTTGGTTCATTAAACCATAAGCACCAATACCTGCTTGTGCAAGACCCAGTAATTGTGAGGTAGTGCTTGGTCCAGGACTCGTGGTCGTTGAATAAGTTTGTTGCAGTGATGGGACTCCTCTAAATATATCAGACAAAAATCCGATTTGTTGATAAGGAAGAGACTGTCTCGCAAGATCATTAGCTCTCGCAATATCAAGTGCCTTTTGTGATTGACCTTGTTGCAGACCACCTATTCCAAGTAGTGTGTTTATATCTTGAACACCCATTTGTTGTCCTAATTGTCCAAGTCCTGCTTGAGAAACACCTAATTGCCCTGTCAATTGTGCTTGTCTTAATTGTTGTTGTGCCGCTTGTTGTGCCGCTTGTTGTGCCTGTTGAAAACCAGCAGATCTTAATTGTGCACCAGTTCTAGCTTGTTGATCCATTGTGTCTGCTGCTATTTGTCCTTGTAAAACAGCCTGTCTAGAGCCACCAAATGCACCTTGTCCGACTGCTCCTGCTTGTGCCTGTAGTTGTTGCTGTTGACCTTTTTCTGCTATGTCTGCTTGAGTTCTTGCAATAACATCCTCTGTAAAAGGATCCATAAATCCTTTGTAAGAGGTAGGATCATAAGTTGCTCCTTGTGCTCCCATGATTCCTTGTCCAACAGCAGCACTACCTTGACTTAAAAAAGGTTGAAAAGCTCCAATTCCTCCAAGTGCATTTGCAATTGCTAATTTTTGTCCTTCTGAAAGATCGGCTAACTGCTGTTCAGAAAAAGGCATTTGTGAGCCTTCACCTGTTAGTGCTTTAGCACTAGCAAATATATCGGCTAACATCTCCTCTTGAAAGGGAGCTAATCTTACAATTTGTTCTTGTTTGACCTCTTGTGGATCTGCCATTATGCTACCCTTTCTAATTTAGACATCATATCATACATTCTTGCTGCACCAATATTTCTATCGCCTCCACCTGCACCTCTTACAGCTTTGGCAGTTAATACAAACTCTCCATCAGAAAGTCTTGCTGGTACAGAATCGCTTGTGCCTGTCCCTGGTCCGTTGACTTCTCCACCATTCATCATACCTCCAGAACCATCAGGTGCACCAATAGCCTGCATCGGATCTATCATGGGTGGTCGTGTTGCTAGAATACTAGCCGCTATTCGCTGTTCAGCTTCGGTATAGTCATCTGGTTTATTTGCAATATACCGTAAAGTATCAGTAGGAAAATTATAGAAACGATGAATGCCACCCATTGCTTTGTTAACAGACCCACCTTTGTTCATAAACAGTCTACTCATAGCTCCAAGTCCACCTAATCTTGTTGTGCCTGCACCAAATGGACTACTACCAACAGATTGTGTGACACCTTGCCCGAATGTGTCAGATAAAAGTCTTGTGCCTTCTTCTTCTGTCATTCCCTCAAAAGGACTAGCTTTTTCAAACTGTGGCATCACTGCACCAAACTGATCTATTCCGTCACCATCCTCATCCATAGGCATGTAAGCTGGTCTAACTCCAGTGGCACTGTAATCTTTTGGTGCTGAAGAAGTAGTTTGTGTGTTTGCTTTCATTAAATCAAACAAGGCACTGGGATTTTGTTTAGCTAGAGGCACTCCAAATTGATTCATACCCATGCCACCACCTTGACCATTCAAGGTCACACCAAACTTTTGTTCTGCACTAGTTTTAACTTCATCTAAGAAAGGCCCTATTTGATCCATTTTACCTTGTATTGGTTGTGTTACTTGTCTAGCAATTTGAGCTCCAAGTGCGTTTAGACCACCTCTGGCAAATGCTCGTACATCATCATCTTCTTTATCTTTTTCTTTCTGTTGTTCTCTTAGATCATCAAAATATTGTTTACGTTCTTCTTCATCGTTTAAATTATAGAATTTATTTCCTATTTGTCCCGTACCTAGTCTTAGTGTGCCCTTTGGAAAAGGAGGCATTTTTGTTGATGTTTGTTTCTCTTCCTCACCTAACCCTCCAAGTAATGCACCTACACCTCCAGCCAGTGCAAGTTGACCCATAGTGCTTTCTGGAATTAACTTGCTAAGAAAGCTCTCTCCACCTGTTGATTTTACACCCTTATTAATGACTGATGTATCTGCACCTTGGAACATGGTTCGTAGAGGAGAGTCCGCAGTACTAAATTTAAATCCCTTACCAAAATCCTTGCCACCCATAGCATATGTTGTAGCACCAGCAAGTGCAGCATTTCTTAACGCTTCTTCTGCATCTTTTCCTGCTGCAAGAGACCCGATACCAGAACCTATGGATGCACCAAGAGGACCACCAAAATACATACCGATAGCACTACCGATTAAAGGTGCAGCTTTTTTTAGTGATTTAGTAATATTTCTGAATATGCCCATAGTTTATGATACCAACTATTTTTTATTTTTACAATACTATATCCTTGTTATAGCACTCGTTGTTATTCTTGTCTTTGATAAATCTTGAATACTTGCAACGACATGTAGCCTACCACCAGTCGCAGCTTGAACTTGAAGTTCTTCTCCACTTTGTAATATTAAATCTTTTGACAGTAATTCTATGGTAGTATTAGCACCAACTGCTTTAGTTTTAAACAATATAAATGTATCACTACCACTTACAATTTGAACTGTAATTGTATCAGCATTACCACTTTTTTCAGCCACTAAAATAGAATTTACTATAGCCGCATTAAAATCAGCATCGCTAGGCACTGTAAATAAAGTTGTTGCACTTGTTCCAGTTAACTCTAACTTTGCGTTTGTAAGACCTTGAATATATTGAGGAATACTGGTTACTAACATTATCTTCTTCCATCTGGTACAATATTAACTTGAGGAGATCCTAGTTTAAAACTTGTTCCAATTGTTGTAGAATCAATTCTTAATGTAAAAGTTCTACCTCTAACTCTTACATCTAATTTTTCAGTATGAACTTCCACTGGTGTTGTTGCAGATCTTTGAGTTGTGTTACCACTATCCGTTTGAGAGAACCCAGAACCGCTTTGATTTCTTGACTTCAAAACCAAATCCACACTTGGATTTGTTACTGTAGAACCTGCAAAAGTTATATCTGGAATTATTCTATTTACAAAGCTAAACCTACTACCATCGCTCAAAGGCAAAGGAGCAGATTCCACAAAAGCCGTCATGGCACTACCATCGTCATCAAATCCTACTTCATGGTTGTAAAGGTACTGATTACCAGTAGCTTGTGGTAAATCTCTAATCCCTCTATCTAACCACGCTTGTCTAACCAATGTTCCATAATACCAAACTTTTTCTGCGTAATTAAAAGCAACATATTTATCTATCTCTGTGCCACTAGATGATGGATAAAACCACAAAATTTCACTAAATTCAGAATTAAGACCTGCATGTACCTTGTCTCGTTCTTCAAAATTAAAATCTAAAAATACTTTATTTTTTACAGTGCATGGCAGTTGTACTGTTTGACCACCAGCATAAACATAGAATGTATCTACACCCATCCAGTACACGGCATCTTCAACTGCTATGGCAGAAAAAGGACTCATAATAGTTATATTCTTTGATAATTCTTGCAACCCAAACGTAAATGGTGGACCTATAAACTTCATGGCGTGTAGTGTTTTGTTAGTGAAGACTAATATCTGTTGTTTTGT